GTTGTTGAACGGCTTGCATTATGACGGCCAACTATCACTCCGCCGCAAGACAAAACACTGGTTTGATTATCTCAGTGCATCACAATCTCAAATGAAAAATTGGTATGGAAATTGTGAGGTAATACGTTCTTGTATAATAGACGGGGTTCTGGTAATATATGTAGAGTAGGTTCAACTAGTTCGTTAAAATCAACTTTTGCAAATAGTGTTCATACAGACGCGCTCCCACGTGAGAATGAATGTCGCGCGTCGAAAACTATTCGCAACAAGTGGAACTTTAACGAATAGTTAATGCTAAAAAGCGCCATTTTACATCAATTACATAAAGGAGCCATTTTACATGAAACTTCAACGGCTATACAGTCTCACCCGCCAGGCTATCGACTACTACCATCTGATTGAGGACGGCGACCATATCGCTGTCGGTATATCCGGCGGTAAAGACAGCCTCACTTTATTATATGCCTTACAGGGATTAAAACAATTTTATCCAAAGCAATTTGAATTATCCGCTATTACAGTAGATTTGGGCTTTGGAGATTTTGACTTATCTCCTGTTAAAGAACTCTGTGAGCGATTTTCAGTTCCTTATACGATAGTTTCTACGGAAATCGGAAAAATATTGTTCGACACACGCGAGGAATCCAATCCGTGCGCGCTCTGTGCAAAGCTACGTAAAGGCGCTTTAAATGAAGCGGCCATAAAGCTGGGCTGCAATAAAATTGCTTATGCGCATCATCGTGAGGATCTGATCGAAACCATGTTATTGTCATTAATTTATGAAGGCCGGTTTTACGCATTTTCTCCCAGTACGTATTTGGACCGTACCGGATTGACTGTGATTCGCCCAATGATTTACGTTAAGGAAGCCGATGTAATTGGCTTTAAGAACAAATACAATTTACCGGTATGTAAAAATCCGTGTCCAGTGGACGGCCATACAAAACGGGAATATGTTAAAAAATTAACGAAAACACTGGAACGGGAAAATCCGGGTGTAAAAGATCGTCTTTTCCATGCGATTGTCGATGGAAATATTGAAGGCTGGCCGGAAATTCTCAGCAAATCCACAACGGAAGTTATAAAAGAATCATGAATAAAAAATTATGAAGGAATCATGAACGAATCAGGAGGCATCAATCATGAGTACACTCTCCTACCATCAGCAGAGAGATATTGAGAATGTAAAACATTTAAGGGAACTGATCCGGGAACTTCCGCCCTTCTGTGCCGATTTCTTTCGTGGAATCGAGCCGCGCACCTCCTCCAGGACCAGAATTGCCTATGCGTATGATTTAAAAGTATTCTTCGATTTCCTTTTAAAGGAAAACCCTGTGATTGCGAAAATGGATATGAAAGACATCAGTCTGGACCATCTCGACAATTTAAAGCTTGTGGACATGGAAGAATATATGGAGTATTTGAAATACCGCTTTAACGATAAAAATCAGGAAGTCACCAATAAAGAACGCGGAATCATGCGAAAAATTTCTTCGCTGAAGAGCTTCTATAATTATTATTACCGGAATGAACGCCTTGTAAACAATCCGGCGGCGCTGGTACAGCTTCCCAAGCTTCACGAAAAAGAGATTATTCGTCTCGACGTGGACGAAGTAGCTCTTCTGCTGGACGAGGTAGAAAAGGGAGATGCGCTTACAGAGAAACAGAAAAGCTATCACGATAAGACGAAGCTGCGCGACCTGGCTCTGCTGACGCTGATGCTGGGGACTGGTATTCGTGTGTCGGAGTGCGTTGGCCTGGATATTGATGATATAGACTTTAAAAATGGCGGAATCCGCATTCACAGAAAAGGCGGAAAGGAAGTAACCGTTTATTTCGGCTCTGAGGTTGAAGACGCCCTTAACGATTATCTGGAAGAACGGAAAATGATCATTGCCGAGGAAGGCCACGAATCGGCCCTGTTCCTCTCTCTTCAGAGAAAGAGACTCGCCGTGCGCAGTGTGGAAAATCTGGTAAAAAAATACGCGCGGATCGTGACCCCTTTAAAGAAAATTACGCCGCATAAGCTGCGCAGCACCTATGGAACCAAT